ACCTAGATAAACCAATTTCGACCAGAGTATCCGCCGCGCTCAATGAAAAAGTAGATAAAAGTATTAGAGTCAATAATAAATCGCTGGCACAAGATGTAGTAATAGAAAAAAGTGATATCGGTCTAGGGAGAGTTGATAATACAGGGGACATGGAAAAACCCGTATCAAATGCAGTACAACAGGCATTAGATGATAAGGTAAGTAAGGTGCCTGGTAAAGATTTAGTGGAGGATGCGGATATTGCGAAGCTGAAACAACTACGCACCAGAGAGGAATTAGATGAACTAGTTAAGACAGTACTGCAAACTCTTAAGACGGTGGGAGAGACACATACAGCGAGGAAAGATAATCCACATAACGTAACAAAGGATCAAGTAGGGCTAGGTAGTGTAGATGATACAAGTGACCTAGATAAACCTATATCACGTGCAGTACAGGAAGCACTAAATAATAAAGTAAATGTAGATGACATAGATAGTATTCTTATCAGTATTAATAGTCTAGATAGTAAATTTAGATCACTCAACTCTAAGGTAGGTGAGATAGAACCGATTACAAAAGCCCTAGAAGAGTTAGTGGTACAAGAAAGATCCTATGGTGTTAAGATCAGTTATGATTTTTCCAAGGAGGTTTCTGTAAAATACACGGCTATTGGAAACCCTAAACTTCATGAGACATTACCAATACAAAATAAAATAAGGCCTTGTATACTAAATGATGAGGGAAAAGTAGTAAAATACCTACCCATTAATTCAGGCTGGGCAGATTCGGATGTAAATGGTAATCTTGGCCAGGTTATGGTGGAGATTCCTGAATTTTGGTATAAGCTAGAACAGACTCAGGTAGAAATGATTATTCAAATAAGTGAAGGCAAACTACCTGGATTTAAAAGGAGAGCACTGTCTTATGTATCTGCTTATAACGCAACAGTAGATAGAAACCTTGACCTAGATAATAACAATAATGTAAGAAGGGGCCTATGTTCTGTATGTAGTAGTGATCCAAGATATGAGGGAGGGTTCAAGGATGTGGAAAGAATGAAACGTCGTACTGATTTTAGTGCATATGATAGGAATAGTAGAAGAGATGATCCAAATGTTTTTAGGCAGACACTCCTAGGTAAGTCTTTTGTAAATTTTACTATTGCTAGATCCGATAGTAGTAAAGGTTCAAATATGTATAGCCTAACTACCAATGATAAGTGGCACCCTCTTGATTATTCAATGTATCTCTCTATATTCTTTCTATATGTAACAGAGTTTAAGAACATAGATCTTATAGAATCACTTAATACAGAAAACCTAGAGGATACTTTCCACATTATTCCTGAGAATATGATGAATGAGGAACGTTATGACATGATCCCTATTTTGTCACCTAAATACATTGGAGATACTAATCCAATTGGTGGAAGTTCTGGGGTAGTACAGAAAGCTTATGGGGATAATAAATACATAAGCATTAGATATAGGGGAATAGAGAACTTAGTTGGAGATGTTCCCTATACGGTACTAGGTATTGATTTCAGCAGTGATGGTTCGGGAGGTGCATCTATTGAGGTTACTATGCCAGACCTTACAAGAGAGGTAATTAATTATTCGAAAACTCCATACTATGGCGAACATTATCTTAAACATTATGGATACTTCTTGACCCAACTCAATAAGGGAATTATAGGGATACCTACAGATACTTCAGGGTCTGATAACCTATCAAGTACCTCCGGGTTCAAAGCTACATATAATCGTTATCATTTTTCAAAATTCGATGAACTATTTTCTGTAGTCTTTGGCGCAATTAATAGAAGTCGGACTGGTAGAACATTTAATTTTATGGCTAGGTGCAAACCTAGTTATCTTACTATTGGAGTAACTAGGGATAATTTCCCTGCATATTCAGGTACTAGACTTTGTTACTATCCAGAAGTTGGTAGTACTAACCCAGAATAAAATTTAAAATCACACTATGAAATATAATATTGATTATTCAACGACGTCACACCCTGAATTACTCTTAGTGGGGAGTCAGGGCAATACAAATACATGGAGAGTTTACTTTGATGAAGAGAAGAAAGTAGATACATATAGAGAGGGTGATAATTCTTATAGTGTTGAAACTTTCAAAGCTAAGTATATTGAAACCTCCAAATCTAAGTCTGAGGAAGTAACAGCCCTACAACTTATCAAAGAAGCGAAGATATCCGATCTTGAATCTTTTGATAGTAGTGATAATATTAACTGCTTCTACCTAAATAGTATGCCTGTTTGGTTAGATAAGGAGACAAGAGTAGGAGTTATGAATAGTACTAGAATTCAAAAAGACATGGGTTATCAGAACACTACTTTCTGGATTGGTACTTTTAAGATTGAGATTCCTTGTGACTTAGCGATACAACTACTAAGCGCTATTGAAGTTTATGCAATGAACTGTTTTAATAGGACGGCGGAGCATAAAAAAACAATAGGTGAGTTGACTTCTGTAGGTGACGTTGTTAAGTATGATTTTGAAAAGGGATATCCGGATAAATTAAATATTACGGTATGATACTATCTTGGATATCATTTATTATACTACTTACTTATATTCTCTGGACAACTACTAAGTACGGTATTCCAGAGTCATTATCACAAACATACTATCACATACCGAGGGGGTTCATCTTTACACTCACTATCTGGATCTGTAATTTTCTTATCGTTCCGCAGGCTATGGATATGACTGGAGACCTTAAGATTATTCCATTCTTAGGTATTCTTGGTTCATTGCTAGTAGGAGCCGCGCCGAGAGTAAGAGATGAGGATAGAACAGTACATAACATAGGAGCCATTGTCAGTGCAGTATTTTCTCAGATCTTCGTTGCAGTCTATGGTAATCCTTGGAGTATGTTAGCTTGGATTCCGGCGCTTTTCTTACTAGCAGTGTCTATTAAGTTTGACCCACGTGAATTAAGAAGACCAGGACTAGAAGCTAAGATAGATAAGGTCAGATTCGTTTTTTGGTGTGAGATGGTATGCTACTTTACATTATATACTAGCTTATTGGGAGGTGGAGCATGAGAAATTTAAAAACATTCAGAACTAAAGCAGAATATGATCAGGCACTAGCGGAGGGACTAATACCTAATCCTTGTGTATCAGTAGTGGAAGGAAAAGTCTACTACTACCCTGACATAGAAACGCCAACCCCTAGTGATGCAGAACTACGAATGAAAAACCAAGTTCTAGATGTAAATGAGACTGGACGTGTAGAGGCAGAAAAAGCTAGGGAGAAGAAAGAAAAAGACAGACAAGCAGCCGAATTACTCAGAGTACAGGCAGAGGAAGATAGAAAAACAGCGGAGATCGAAAGAACCACTAAGTATACACAGTGGGATCAAGCAGAACAAGGCAGAGCTAGTTCCGAAACACAAAGGGCAGCTGAGTATGAGACGCTGAAGAATAAACTAACAAGCGCCGCAGGTAGTGTAGAAGAAATTAGAGATCACCTTCCTTATGTCGGGACTGATAACTATGTATACGAATGGAACACAGCGCAGTCTAGATTCGATAAGACAGAGAAGTACGTAAGAGGTGAACAAGGTGAGAGTGGAAAGCTTGTGAAGGTAATAAAGGACGCAGGGACGGACTTGAATGTAACAATAGAGCCTGGTACTTTCACAGAGTGGACAGGAGAACTTAGTGGAAACCTAACAATAGCACTGGGACAAGGTAGTAGTGAGTATGTAAACGAATATGCAGTGAGATTTACAACAGGCAACGTAGTACCTCGGATTACATTCCCAAGTAGTGTTAGGGTACCTAGGACATTTATTATCCTCCCCAACCACATCTATACCTGCACAATAGTTGACGGCGTACTTGAATTTGGAGGACAGTCAAGATGAGTTTAATTAGTAGACTTCATCACCAGCTAGAAAGTACACCTAAGGACCAGTATGTGGAAATTAGGACGAGTACTAGCATGGAAGAACTTAGGAGACTCGCAAACCTAGAAAACATACCACTAGAAAGACTTAAGCTGGTGGAGAGGCTGGTTGATGGTGAGTTTGGTTTATTGGATATGGAAGAGAATATATTTTATAAGAACGCAAGAGACCCTGAGAGAGGGTTTTCAACCTATGGCGGGACAATAATGGTTTTTGAAGATCCCGAAGTTAAGAGTTACCTGGTTAAAAATATAGGTGGTGAATCTGGTATTACTAATAATAATTATGGTGTACCTGGTGTAAAAGGTGTAGCAGGAGAAGTAACCTATGAACAAGTACTAGCCTGTAAGAGAGTTGACTTTGCTAGTAACAAAAAGGTTAGAAGATTTAATGAACTAGAATATTTTAGGAACTTAGAAACTCTTAGGTTTGATGGATGTAGTGAACTAGAAGAACTTAGCCTACCATATATGTCATTAGGTGGGTATGCAAACTGGATAATATTTTGTAGTAAGCTCAGAAAAATCACGACTAGGTACGGTTTAGATGTAGTAGGTAGTAGTATTCTAAGGGGAAATTCTAAATTATCAGAACTAGATACGAGTAATTGGACAATTAGCAGTAGTAATACTGAAAGAATGTTTGAAAGCTGCAGTTCATTGACCAGATTAGACTTGAGAAATATAGAGATGGATAATGTAACCATCGCCCTTAATATGTTCTATGGTTGTTCCTCCTTACAGTCCCTAGATACAAGTAAGTGGAACCTAGGAAACTTAAGTAATGGTCAGTCTATGTTCTATGGTTGTTCCTCCTTACAGTCCCTAGATACAAGTAAGTGGAACCTAGGAAACTTAAGTAATGGTAATTCTATGTTCTATGATTGTTCTTCCTTACAGTCCCTAGATACAAGTAAGTGGAACCTAGGAAACTTAAGTAATGGTAATTCTATGTTCTCTGGTTGTTCCTCCTTACAGTCCCTAGATACAAGTAAGTGGAATCTGAGTAACTTAAGTAATGGTAATTCTATGTTCTCTGGTTGTTCCTCCTTACAGTCCCTAGATACAAGTAAGTGGAACCTTGGAAACTTAAACACAGCAGAGAACATGTTTAGGCAGACAAAGATTACTACCTTGGATGTTAGAGACTGGGACTTAAGAAAACTGACTAGCACCGTCTGTATGTTTTTTCAGACTCCGCTTATTTCTCTTGATACTAGTGGATGGGTACTGAACAATCTCTCGACGGCAGGGCAGATGTTTGAAAACTGTAATGCTCTGATTTCTCTAGGTGATACAAGCAGGTGGGGACTAGAAAAGCTAACTAACGCCTCTGCTATGTTTCATGGTTGCAATGCCCTTCAGTCTCTTGATACTAGTGGTTGGAGGTTAGAAAATGTGGTATCTGCTAATCTAATGTTTGATTCTTGTAGAGTACTTACTACCTTAGGTGATACAAGTAGGTGGAACTTAATAAGGTGTACTAACTTGTTAAAAATATTCAATGAGTGCAATAGACTTGTAAAAGTTGACCTGACTTGTAACAAAAGCTATATAGCCTCAGTAAGTTTTCAATCATATTCACTTAATAGTTGCTATGATCTGGAATCCATAGTGGGTGATCACACTGAGGAAGATAATGTTAGTGTATATAATGGATATAATAATGGAGATTTTGACTGTATGCTCTATAGAGTTAATTTGAATCTTGCCTCTATTTTAGCAGCAATTAGGGGAGTAGGTATAAGTAGAACTAAGAGAAAATTCATCTTACCACAGGGTTTTGATAAATCTAGGATACCTCAGGAATATAAGACAATGTTAGAAAATAAAAATTGGGAACTAGCGTAATGATGAAGAAATTAATTACCGGTCTCGCATCTATTCCGGTTGACAAATGGATGCATGCAGTAGTTAGTGTGTTAATTACTGTATTCTTGTATAAGCTTTTTGCACTTACCGGCATGCCACTTACGATGACCTTAATTATCTCATCAGTACTTACGGCAGGTATTGGTATTGCAAAGGAAGTCTGGGATAAAAAAAATAATGGATCACCAGAGGCACGTGACGTTGTAGCAGATATTATTGGAGTAGTAGTAGGAATCTTACTAGTACTTTGGATCCTGCTTTAAAAATTACTTACTCATATCTAGGAGAAATCTTAGGTATGAGTATTTTTCTTTCCCTGAACAAAAAAAAAGAATAGAAGCCATAATTTGACCTCTATTCTCTGCACTTACTTACTCAGCTTACCTCTCTTTTCCATGATAAGCTTTTCAAGATCTTCTGCTGACATGCTCTTAATATCAGCTCTCTTCTTTTCAGCCAGTATATCTTCCAGCTCTTGGATCTCCTTACTTGTCTGGTAGTTCTCCTTTGCCTGCTTACTGTCATCTACCCTTGTCAAGTAAACATCCTTAAGCACTTCAAAACGTAGCACTGCCTGTTCAACTTCTGGATCTTGTGGCTTTGTCTCTAAGAAACTGAGCTCACCCTGACCACCTGCACCTTGGAGTCTTTCTTTCTCCTTGTATGCGTCTTCTACTGCACTCTGGAGATCTGACATCTTAAGGCTCCAAAGTTCTTCTGTTGTCACTTGTCCAATCTTAGTAGTATATCTAAGATGGAGTTTCATTGCTTTCTTGTACATACTTTTTTAGAATTTAATTCGTACTACTCTCTTATGTGATCCACTTAATCTCACCACTACCTCATCACGGACTGTTGCATTAAAGCCAAGTCCACTAAGCTGCCCAGGTACTGACTTACACCTACACTTATGACCCAGTACTTCCATTACTTTTCTGTGTTGTAATAGTTCTGGGGTTAAGAATTCATTGTGGAAGGTTCTAATATCCTCTGGTGACACTGCCCCTTCTAACATAAAGAAGTAGTGTTTATTACCTACACCGGTCTCTTGCCAGTAATTTGGACTAAGACAGAGAAGATTAACCTTGTGGAATTCTAGCGTCTCTAATCCAAATACTGTCACAGGCTTAGTTGCACTTCCTACTAGGTATGGTGTATTCTCAATCTTCTCAAGCTTACCATTCTTAATATAGATGTCTGCTATCTGTGCATTCCCCTTCACTTCCTGGCCTACTTCAAAGTTAAATGTTTTATCACCTACTACCACTTCTGCTTTTACACCACTATTCTTACCGCCATCGAAGTTATGTATGTAGAGGTGATATAGGCCATCCTTAACTGTACTCATGTCGGGGTAGAAGATATTTTCAACTCCCACTCCTCTTGGCCTAATCATATCAATATCAATAACACCACCACAACTACTCTTTTGTCTCTGTACCTGGTCCATCATTTTATTGATATTATGTGAGCCGTAGTAGATATGATCATGCCCAGGCTCTACTAAGTGTGCATCAAAGTCAACAATACTTCGTCCATCTTCGTTCCAGAGTATTGAAAATCTGAAAGGTGCATCAACAAAACCACCTGCTGACTTCACTGCTTTCTTGATCATGCTTTTTCCTGCCAAGTTTCCGGTGTAAGTCCAAGAGAAGTTATTTTGCCACTTGAATATCCTCTTACTATCTTTGTTTGTTGATGTAATGAGTGATACAAAATTCTCTGCGTGGCGATTCTCAAGGTATAATTCCACACCGGTACATCCTGGCAGAATATCTTGCATGAACTTCTCAATTCCTACTTCCTCGACATTATCAAAGACTGCCTTCTTGTGTTGTGAGTGCGTAGGTTGGAGCCCATCAAATACACTCACCACAGACTTAGCCTTTGCAGAATCTGAGTTAATATGTAGTATATTAGGGAGGTCGATATCATCAATCACTGCACACCTACGGTTGAATGAATCTTCGTATCCATTCTCCTTTACAAACTTCTCAGCTTCTTCGATCTGTTTCTTAGTGATGGGTGCACTAGCCTTCATGTAGTTAGCTGGATCTACCTTGTAGTTGAATGACTTGCAGGCCTCATTGATTTCCATACCTTGTGACAGGTCAGACATAAGAGTACCAATTGCAGTATTCAAGAACTTAGACTTACCACCAGCTCTACTAGATACTGACCAAGCCCATCTATCTCTCTTACCCTGTTCTACTTGATTGTATTCTTTCTTACAATCAATCGCAAAGTTAAGGGTACTCATATAAGAATCGCCGTTGAGTAGTGATCCTTGTAATGTTAAGTCCTTGATAAGCTCTAATGTATCCAGGCTAACTTCTTCCATTGCCCTCACTAGTACGTCATGATTAGACTTAGCAAGGCCGACCAAGCTTTCAGTACTATCACCTGTTTTGTTGATAAACTCGGATGGCATCTCAACGTAGAAGTGATTGAATGTAATAGTCTGATTCTCTACTATCCCTGAATCTGGCCACCTCTGTACATCTTCTAGTAAGTAGCGCTTTGTATTGCGCCGAACACCTAGGAGATAAGTTGGCTGATTGTCTGTTGGGTTTGGTTCGTATGGAGTTCTTGGATTTACTAAGTACGATAATGACTCGACAAAAACTCCTCCTACCTCGGCGCCCTTAATAAGCGCAGACATAGCACGAACTGACTTACCATACTCATTCTCAACTTCCTTGTCCTGTATGTCCAAATCAAACAGGGTCATAATGTTGAGGTCAGAGTCAAGTGCAATAATACTACCATACCTCCTAACAAAAGCGTGGCAGTAGTTGCAGTTATGGACACTACTATCAATGTCCCTGAAAGTTGGGTCTGGCTTCATTCCCTCTAAGTAGGTAGTCCAAAGCTGTTCTGGATCTACACTACTCCTAAATAATTTTCCAGTCTTACACATCTTCTCAAACTGGACTCTCATCAGTTCTGTTAATCTTTCCATAAATTTTTGTTATAAAATGAATTCATACTTTCATTACGTCCATAAAGTTTAAAGTACCTGTTGTCCTCTGAATAATTACATGAACAACAAAGTACTGCATTTCTTTTGTTAATCATAATAGATGTTTTACTGTTATTATTGTTTTCACACAAGTAAGGAATCAAGGGGAAACAAAAAAAAAAGAGAGCCGAGAAATACATCCCAGCTCTCCCACACATTATCAACTATTTATATGAGCTTCTTCTATTTCACACGTAGAATCTCCTCGTCAATAATGTGTATTCTATATTATCATTAATAAGGAATTGAAGGCTTCCCAGATGCAGTGCCATAATACAGAGACCGGTTGAAAAAGAAAAAAGAGAAGATTTTTATTTCTTCTCTTTCTTATTGATCCCCTTAATAGCTTTATCCATTAGGTAACCAATCAAATAGGCAGAATGTTCTCCACCTAATACTACCTTTCTGTCAGATAGTATGTTCTCTGTCACATGAAATAACTCATGCACCAAGACTGACTCTATACTTGCAGTCTTTAAGTTATCAGTCTCAATACCTACTATATAAGCACCAAGATTGTTGACCTGTTTTGTTGCGAATCCTCTCAGACTCTTTTTCTTTAACTGCTCAACTACTTTTACTAATTGAACATCTTTCTTCTTACTGAGCTGTTCTATTATTTCAGCTCTAGTTCCTACCAAGACGATTACCTTTGTATAGTAAACGTCAATGTTAATATTTATCTTCTTCATAATCTCATTTTTCTTGTTAATACTAAAAAATAATTTACCCCAAGAACTTAGATTTTCTTGAGATAACTTTCATTACATTAATAAGGGATCTAGAGGAATATAGAAGGACAAAAAAGTACCTAACCTATCTATCACAGACAAGTTAGGTAAGAGTACATTTATAGTGGTTGAAAATCAATATATGCCAGGTGAAGACTTAGAGAGCGGGCCATCACAGTCTGCAATAACTAATCTATTACTTTCCCCTATTAGTTTCATAAAGGGCCCGCAGATTGTATCAAAGCCATCCTTAATCTCAACACCGTCAATTGGTAGGTCTGGAAAGTATGCATAAATCGTAGTGTAATCTATTCTTCCTCGTGGTGGTAGTATTTTAACTGTTAGATCGTCCACTACATTACTTAGACCTACTACAAAATGCATAGCGACTGGACTAACATATAGATAACCAGGTGGAATTTCTATGCTTGTATCTTCGTCGTGGTAAGGAAATTCAAACCTAACCTCCTTACTTACCTTACCATCGTACTTATTAATGATGTCAAACACTAATAGGTCTAGCCAATAGATACAGTGCGTAACATTTCCCCATGAGTGCGAATTATACTCAACTGGCGGAATATCTACACCAATTCTTAAAGTACAATCCTGATCTTTGCTGAATACTATCGTCAGGTGCTCTACTGATAATTCCAACCTATCAAGACCAATTATTCCACTAATACAAACTGGTCCCATCGTATTATAATATACATACTTAGGGGCCTTTTCTTTTATGTATTCTTTAATTTCTTCAAACTTCATATCTTCCTAGTACTGAACTGCATACTTAACATTTTCCTTAAACTCTTTCCAGGTTGTTGAGTTAGTCATCATGAACGAATAGTATGCGCAGTTCTTAAATTCATCTATCCATTCATCGAGTGTTAATTCGAGGCTAACATTTTCCCAACCTGAGTCCGATAATACTACCTTACTACCAACTGATTTTTCCCAGTCCTCAACACTCTTAAAACCAGCCCTCTCAGCTCTTACCTTAGGTGTTGTATTTCCCCAATAATACCTACTGAACTGATTTGACTTTATCTTATACTGATCCATATCCGGCGGTAGTGTAGATTTATCAATTGGTGTGAGCTCTGTTTGACTACTTTTCATCAAGATTTCACCCTCTGCCTCAAGTACCCTAGCAAAGTCTCTCCCAATCATTACATAGTCAGCACCCAAGGCAAGACATTTAACAGCATGAAGGTATGAATCAACACCACCATCAGCTATTACCTTAACTGGGCGGAGATTCTTATTAACCGACTTACTCTTCTCAGCCTTTATATCATTGAGTAAGCTAGCAAGTGGATAATGAAAACCATACTTGCACTTATCTACCAATGAACCCCCTGATATACCAACTCTCATGTAATCAAATCCTGCCTTGCTGTAATATTCGTAGGTGTTCGGATTTGCTACATTTCCGCCCATGAGTAAGATTTGACCACCATACATCTTCTTAAGTTCATTGCAAAGAGACATAATACCTGCATCATGACCATTACCGGCATCGATACAGACATGGAACTGATTATTACTCTCCCGTCTCGTACTCAAAAAGTTCCTCCTTACCTCAACAACAGTAAATGCACAGAATACCCAAGCGCAATAATTAAGTCTCAGGTCGATATTCTCAGTGCTAGGTATGATCGGCCGTATTCCCGCTGAGTCATAAATCTTGGCACTCTCACTACCTACTATTGAGGGCATTGGGGAGGTGAATATTGGAAGTGTATCTGTATTACTTCCCGTTACATCTAATTCATCACTAACCAAGAAATCAACGTCAGCGGATAGGTGGCCGTTATTAATAGCACTTGGTAATAATGTAATGTCTTCTAGCTCATACAAATTTATCATCTTCTTCTTATTTTTGTTATTACTTCTTTCACAACAATAAGGAATTAAGGGGGACGAAAAAAAACGACAGAGAGCTAGTTACTCAAAAATAACTATCCTTTCGACTCTCTATCTCTACCAGTACCGTAGTTCTGCCGGGAATTTGGTGCACCTCCACGGCCTTCCGTAGAACCTCCTGCGTACATAGCTTCCTTTACCGCTACATCGGGTAGCCTAGCGAATTTAGCTTAGTAATTAACATTACTAATAGATCTATAAAACTAGACAAAATTCGATCTAGTATCAAAGTATATTTCAACCTCAATACCCCTATTACACTTATAAGGATTTCAGGGCGTCACAGTTACATCTATTTCATATATGAATTTAAAATAGTTTCTTAGCAGCTTAAACTGTAATTTATTCTTCTGTAAAAACTTCAAATCAGTCTTTAGTAATATACTATGAAGTTTTATAGACTTAATAACCTCTTTAGTATTAGATATTACGTATAAATCTACTTGATCAATTATTCTATATATTTCAGGAAACTTAGCAATAAACCAGTTTTCTAGATAATCAGAATAATCTAACACTGCATCGTTTCTATTTCTCTGACTAACTGCCTGGTCTAGTCGATCTAAGTATTTTCCCATACTTGAAGGATTTCTACCAAACTCAAAGAACCTTAGTATATTAAAACCCCAAGCACTTTTGACGTAGTCATCTCTAGCATTGTCGTACTCTTTATTGTGCAGGTCAGAATCTATTTCCACCATCAGGTTATACTCTGGAAATATATAATCTGCCAAAAAATAATTCCTATCTAGATTTTCAGGACTACATTCTACCCCTTCTGTAGAACAAAAGTTTCTCCAAAGGTTTCTATCCTCTATTATAAGCGGAACTTCCCTACAATAGGATAACTCTGGGTAGTATCTTGTAATAATTAGCTCAAAGAATCTTACCCACGTACTTTTTCTTTCATTGAAGTTATTAAACCTATTCTTCCTTAGATCAATTGGTTTATTATCTTTTGAAAATATAAATGCAGGTATTATAAACTCACCTACTTGAAATGTAAAACCACTTCTTACTAAAAATTTAACTAAATTGTCCTTTCTCATACAAGTAAGGGATTTAGGGCAAGGAAGTAAAAAAAGAAAGAGAACTAAGTCTCTTTCTTCTCATAGGATCTTTCTATTACTTTATCTAGTAATTGAATTGGGAATGTTTCATAGCGTTCAAACTTAAATGTCAACTCAACTGCTCCATTATCTGCACGCCCCGCTTTATTCATTAGTGCATTTCTGAGTACTAGCACATTCTGGCAGCTACAGATAAAGAAGTCATCTGTGTAATCAACCTTCTTCCAGTATTCACGTGTACTAGTCTTCTTGAAACTATGAAAATACTTTGCCGGCACTTGAAATCTAATACCTCTCAGTTCAGACCCATCACACCGAAAAGTTGCTCCTATTATTGGGTCAACTTCGTAAGGCATATGTTTAGTAGTGTCTTCAAGCTTCAGCACTTCAGAGATATCATCACTAACCTTCGGCATAGCAAATAACCTCATATTACTACTAACACTAGGTATATACTCGCATTCATAGTAAATCAGCTCAACCTCACTAATCTCGTCGACTTGAAACCTCCTATTACCTACTATCAACTTAAACTTCATAGCTCCACAAAATCTAAGAACAGTATATCACCCTCTACTTCCTCTCTGATCTTCTTATTCCATAGCCTAGCAAATAACCAAGGGAAAAGATCGTCAATAAATCCAACCCATCTTCTCCATCCACTAGTCTCTAATGGTTTCCCCGTGAATATAGACGTGGTGCTACTATACCTATCTATCAGAATTGGTTCATCATAAATTCTGTCATCAAGTATTTTTTTCCACGTTTTCTTCTCACGGAATCCAAAGAACTTAACTTGTCTGAATGTATTGATCAGGGTAGTGCAGAATGTAAGAAAATAAAACTTCTTCTCTGTCATTACTGCTAGTGGATCAGGCGTAAACAAGAAGGGCGGAGTTTCTAGTATTAATCTCACACTAGCATCACCTTTCTCATTTAACCAGCCTAATATACCACTCAGCTTTTCAACACTACACCTAAAAGTCATCCACCCATGTCTTACTAGGGGCTTACCATTCTTATCAAACCACAACCTAATATCAAAAACCCTTACACCTAGCCTATATTGCGCCCTAATATCCACGCCTTGACATCTAGCAGTGAAATGAAAGGGCCACAATAAGATAGAACTAGGTCTTAAGTAGGAAAGTGAATTATGACTTCCTAGAATTCTCATCCTCTATCATTCTTTCTAAGGTAGTAACACTTTCCTCATAGAACTGATCTCTTCCTACTTCAGTTACCCCCAAGTTGATTAAGGCCTGGTGAAATCTTGTGTCTGGATACTTAGTGAGGTACATGACAATCTTATTAATTATCTCAAAATTGCTCACCTGTCTCTTCTTGATCATCTCTTTCAATTCCATCGTCTTCTAGTATTTTTGTTAAATCATCTCTTAATAACTTAGCCTGTGTAGTTGATATCATCTCCGTACCAAGCGTCCTACCGTACATAGAGAAGGTAAGTAAGATTCCATACTCCTGCTTCTCTGTGCTAACAATTACATCCTCTATTTCGTACATAGTCTAATTACGTCTGGAAATTCTTGAAGTGCCTGTCTAAGTGTTCCCTCAAAGAGCCAACTACCTAATAATCTGCCCTCCTTATGATCTAGGTAGGTCCTTGTTTCTTGGTACTCTTTCATTAGTTCCTTTCTGATTGCTGGTTTATCCTTAGCATCTCTTAATTTCTTACTAATCAAGTCAAGGTCCTGTTGTAATGCTTCAACTGATTTTCTACAAGGGCAAGGAATACGGAAAGATATAATAGAGTCAAGACCATTATGTACCACTGTCTCTGTATTGTATATCATGATCTTAAGCTTATTCTCCTCCTTCTCTCGCTCCTCTGAATTTCTATAGAGGTTAGATAGTAGGTGAAACTTATAGAGGCTTATTTCAAATTTCCTGAGCCACACCAGTTTCTTTGGCTTACCCTTCCAATATTCAAACCTAATACCCCACCTTACATCATTATCCTTCTTGCAGCTAATATTGCCACAAAAATTTCTTCTTAGTAAGTTAAAATTAAATGTCTTGTACATAATTGTTATTTTGGTTTAATACTATATCATCCTAGTTAACCTCTCTAGTTCTGAAATAGAGGTTTGTAGGTTCATAATTCTTTTCTGTACTTCGCTCTTTCTCTTCCATACTTCCTCTCCAGCATCTTTTAAGTTATCGAAGAGGTTATATCTAGCGTAGAACTTCTTGTCTATGTTACCAGGTAAGACAGACATGAACCTAAGTCTTTGATAGTAAGGGTTATTATCCACCCTAGTAAAACAGACATTACATACTAAATTACCATCCGCGCTGAGAATAGGATAGAACTTCTCACACCTGCCTTTATTAGCAACTGGACTTAAAAAGAATAGTCCAACCTTAACCTGTCTAATCTTTGGGCTAAAATTATCATGTACTCCTCCCTCTACTAAGTAAAGAGTTTTTCCCTCAAAGTATTCATCATCGTATATATGGTCTATCATAGTACTTTGTTGAGCTTGAATCCATCATATAAGTACAGTATAGTGCCAACCTTATAGTAACACCCTGCACTTAAGTTAATTCTCTTCCCTGTCTTAGCATCTTGATAGGTACAGTAATTTCCCTTATCAGTCACTAGGATTCTGGTACAAAGCAATTCCTCAAGTCTTGTCTCCTCTGTACCAAGCTCTAACATCCTATTCCTGACCTCACTGAGCTTCTCCTTAATGTCAGTAATTCTCTTCTCCACTTCATCCAATGCAGGCTCGATAGTACTGAATAAGTTAAAATCATAGTACCTCCTGAATCTGCCGGGTAAGTTTCCAGGATTAATAGAACAAAGCGGAAAATCTGAAGTACTATATTCACCGCTACCATCTTTATCTTGGAACTTAATCTTTCCGATCAGTCCTCCTTTCTCATCTAGTACTTGAAGCTTGAGAGTACGTTTTACTACATCTTCCTCTACTGTATCGCCTATCACGACATTGACAATACGAGGACTAAATTCATCAAACTGGCCACCCTCAACCATGTACCATTTACTTCCTTTTCTAAATTCACTTAATAACCTGCTTTCCATATTACGTTTTTTTCATTTACACATATAAGGTATTGACGCCACTAGTCCACGAAAAATAACTAGGTACCAGAGACTTAAACCCTAGTACCCAGCATGTTAATTACTTCTTGTGGAATCTAACCTTTATCTTGCTTAAATCTTTTGACATATTACAACCACCCTCGATGATAAATCTTTGGTATGGACTGCTTACTAACTTTTGAGCCCCCACAATATCATCTCTGCTGGTATCACACTCAACATCAAGGGGACAATTCATAATCTTGTCATATAGCTTTAAGATAGACTTTGCACTTCCCTTAAACTCAATCGTATTTTCATCAATTGTCTTAAGTTCGTTTGCCTCCTCATAACTATAACCAACAAGCAAGTCAAAAAGTAATCTAATCTTTGGACCTATTGTTGCACAGAAATCCGTATAGTTCTTATCGTAAAATCTTCTAATCTCAAATACCTTCTCAACAGGTATATAGTTAGTATTCGAGTCATGTACCACGATAATTGGCTGAAGTGGCTGTTTCCAACCCTCTTCTAGTGATTTCCTAATGTTATTATAGAAACCACAGGCCATAATTGAACTTGTACCTCCCTGAATTGGCAAGTTGGTACCGAGTCTTTCTATTCTTGCAATAATATTTCCTCTCTCACGATCTGTTGTTGCCTTTGGTAGGTAATCAGTATACTCAATCAATCTTAGCTTATCTCCTAAGAATGTATTGATATATCCATCGTGAGTCATTGGATAAGAACCTTGCTTTGCTACATACTCTCTAAGCTTTGGGAATGAATTGTAAAGACCCTGTATAATATCATCAGCCTCATTCAAGCTACATTCAAGTCGCTCCGCTAATGAATTCTTACCTAGGCCATACAAGACACCAAGGAAGATAGTCTTAAAACGCTTCCTCCATTTCTTCTTCATCTTATCGCTTAAGTTATCCCACTCACTCTCACCTAAGTAGAGCTTCGCAGAATATATGTAGATATCTGATCCTTCCTCAAATTTTGCTATCAACTTAGGGTCACCACTGGCATACCCCGCTGATTTTACCTCCGCACTACTACAATATGTTCAAGAGCTACGCAACCTGCTCCCAGTTCTCATTTTTGAACTTCTAAGTATTTCTACCTAGTTCAGACTATATCACATTCTCTTTAGGTTAATATAGAGAACCCTACCTTTTCCACTTTGCGATTTCAAGTGTACTCCCCACTACAGGGATAGTCGTTGAGGGTTACATATATTATGTCTTCCCTGCTAATTATCTTCAGCATATCTTCTGTTAAGACTTTTCAGCAATAGATAGGTTATTTGTTCTTGAGATCGCTCCCAAGTGACACTAGTTTTTTGTATAATGTCAAAGTACGTTAGTATTTGTGAAGAACCTCCATATATTATATTACCATTAGAGTCCCATGAAGGCGGAGGACATAATACATCCTTACAGTCTCCATGACTAATTCTGTTATTCCTTTATTTTTCAATAAGGCAAGACTATTTCATTATCCATTACTGGACAGGCTGCACTTCGAAGCCAAGAATTTCACTTGACCTCTACTCCCCACAACAGGATAGTCGTTACACCTTTCTAAGCGGTTACCCTACTTAGACTTGGCACGAGATTAGCATATTACTCTCATAACTTAGCCTCCCTCGTTAGCAAGAATTCCTACATTCTCACACCTAGCATTTACTAGTTCACAGCCTTTTCACTTAAGTATTACTACCTAAGGCTACAATTTCTCATAGTGTGGAAAGGACTTGACCACCTCTTACTACTCTTACTCAGTACTTCATATCTTGTAAATACTTTCCAGACAGCACCAGGTTCATTCTCGCCCGCTTCTCTAATTGGTATATGATCTTGACCCTCTATTACCCACTTACCTGTCTTATGAAACATACCATCTGAGCCTACATATGTTGAATCTAGTTTTGAATACTTCTTGAATATTAAGTAGTTCAATACCATTTTCCGCATGAAGTAAAAATCATCATCCATGTCAGTAGGTTCAAAATGCTCTTCATAACCTGTATATTGTTCATTGAGAGTCGGGAAATATGTTGTCTGTGCTTGAAATCCTCTCAAGTTTGTCCATATCTCCTTAACACCGTCAGTCATATTATCAAGTTTCTTAGTAGCCTGCCAAGAAGTAAGCGCAATATTAAATACCTTATCTGGATACTTAAAACTTACACTCGGATCTTTCTCAACAAATGACCGCCACTGTTCAAAAAATTCATTATACCCAACGTTGATGTCAGTAATGCCTCGATCACTGTAAAACTTATCTGTTCCCTCTAGTTGTTGGGTACTTTCTATCATAGCCGCTAAGTAACATGTCTGAGGTCGATATAAGGTAGCTAGTTCAAATGCAATCTGATCATTTTCAATTGGCGATTTACACTTGAAATAATTGTCGCTAACATACCCCGCATATTCTACCAACGGACGCTTCTCACCAAATGCATAGATCACTTCCGGTACATTATGAATATCACTTAACTGCTTCTTCACCTTCTCTAATTCTGCATACGCCTTCTTATAGTATAAATATTTTTCCAGCTCTACATGCTTCCTGAATTTCGTTGGGTGTTTCGCGGGGTCTAATTCAAGCGACCTAATACCAACAAGATCACTAAACTTATCGGCAATGAGGGCAACTAATTTTTTCTTTCTCTTAACTGTCTCATCTATCTTTGTCGCCATCTTTACCTCAGACATCGCACCCCTAACAATATCTAAGAAACCATTTGCAAACTTAGGGCCATACTTAATCAGAATACCGCCCTCATTAAGACCAGTACTGTAAGAATCCATACTGTCTAAGTTCTCAAGTAGCAGGTCCTTTACTATCTCTACTACGTCTCCATTATGAAACTTACCCTGTTCTAGTAGTTTAACCGCCACAGGATGATAACGCTTTAATGATGCCGCCTGTTTTGAATGAGCCTGCATCTTAATATAACACCTAGCCTGAGCACAATATGTAATACTCCAGGCCATTTGCTCATGACAGTACTTCTCATAGGACTGTCTGAACGGCTCATCAATATAAAGACCACTACCCATTAACCTAGCACCAAGCCTAATGTTGTCTAAGTTAACCTTCCAACAATCCTCTGAATAAGTATCAAACCTAGACATTGCAATAAGGAGTGTATAGAATGAGTCAAGACAACAATAATGGCCAAGAATTTCACTAGGTACACACATAAAAGGATAACCCCAATACTCTAACATAAGACTATTGAATTCCCCTATGTAGTCTGGATATCTCTTACTCAGCTCATTCCACTCAGGCGTATTGTAAAAACTTGATTGGTCTACCTTGAATACCTTACGTTGATCCTTCTTAAGCTTACCAACTATCTCATATAAGCCTGAATCTATGAGCTCACTAATTCTGTCAAACTCACTATCCCATACATTCACGCCTAGGACTCTCTGAGCTGTCCACTTAAGGGAAAACTTCTTAAGGTGAAATCCATCCATTACATTGACAGCACTAGCATCACAAAGATTATATAAGTCAACACCAAGTACCCTATGACTTACCTGCCACTCATACTGCATATTGTAAGTCCAGATATGATCCATCCTCTTCTTAAAAAATTCACCTAGTAACTTTAAAAGATTACTATACTCAGGTGAACCCTCTGGATAAGAATGGCGAATATCTGTAAGACTAATAAAACCACCAAATCTCTCCGTACAAATCGCAACACCACTTAACCAGAACTGCTTATCTAACGGCATACCACTCGCCTCATAGTCCATTCCATAGTGCTGCTCAAGAGGAAGACTATCTAAGTACTCAAGAAACCTAAGTGCACCCTGATAATCGTGAATAATCTTGTGCTGGAAACCTGAAAAACTAACAGGCCTCACAAACTCAGGACTCAAGAAATAATCAATGTCCTCTTGGCTTGGATACTCTACTACTACCTTTGAAAATGCACCCCCCTCCATACTAAGACGAGGTAACATAGCACAATCAGTATAAGTCTCATTTCTTACGCCAAAATGATAGTAAGACTTCAAATACTTAAAAGGCTTACCACCAACAATTAATACACCGTCAGACTCACCTAATGATAACTTAGCAAGACGCTCAGCCTCACTCATACCATACAGGCTCTGAAGTGTGTAAACCTCCGAAAAACCTGAGCCATAATAACGCGCATAGGTCGGAGTCTCTTCTTGATCTACTAATACAATTCTTCTGTTCATTAGATCTTAAAATAAAAAAGTTTATATTATTATACATTCCTGGAGCTTGTTTAACAGAGACCCCCAGGCATCTCTATCACACATATAAGGAAACTAAAGGAAAAACTAGCCAAGCTTACAAAATGTAAACCTGACTAGATAATAGATGTCACTTCTTAGATAAAATTTTAAAACCATTTATCTTCTTTCCACTCTCACCTGTGAAAATACACAATTTTATATCAAAGTAATTTCTAAGATCACTAGCCTTTGCAGTTGCCCTATAATCAATGCTCTTATATAGACCAGCCAGTGTTGCTTTTATATCAGCCTTTGAATATGATTTTCCAACATCAAACATATTGTAAATAAAAGGTCTTAGTCTATCCCTGTCAAAATCCCTTATGTTGAGTTTTCTATCCATATCTCCAAATTTGTAACTCATTGCCTTACACTTATCAATTCCTAATCTAACTACATACTCCTTGAATCTCTTATAGGGTACACAGTCTAAGAGTGCATCAAAGTTAGGGTGGTTAGATTGTTTACAGAGATATTTGAATTTTTCCCTTCTATCTTTTATAGTACTGATCTGGCCCAAGAACTCACTGACCACTTTCTTTTCTTCATCTGTAAAGTCTACTAGGTCTATACCATAATTTTCTTTTACATAACTGAATAAGTTTGTCTCACTCGACTCTAGCATCTCCTGTACTAAATTCCTCGGCTCATTATTAAACACTGTCTGAATAAGATCCCAGTTCTTTGTAATAACTCCTCTATATTCACCAAAGTACTTGTTGACCATTGTATGACTCACCTTAGCAGTACCTTTAAGACTTAGTATATCCTCCCTAGTGTTGATCCTGTCTATTAACTCAACTAATTCATCATCTTTAATAAACATTTCAGGTCTACCATCATACTTCTTATCCTTTATGTACCGATGAATCATTTTCTCACACGTCATGTCAAACTCATCACCTTCTAGTTTCTTATATACTATAAAAGATGCATTGCAAGTCATATACTCAGACATCCTTCTATCAAAATCACAAGTATATCCAATCTTGAAAATACGAATAGGATCATTTAAGTCCCTAGTCGCCAACATCTCAATTATGTAGATCATATCTATTATTTTTTATTAATTAATTTAACACCATGCATTCTCTTCCCATTAATCGTCATCATACAGGAAGAGGACTCAAAATAATTCTCAATATCGTTAGCTTTTGCCTTAGCTCTGTAATCAATATCCTTATATACTTCTGATAGTGTTGACTTTATAGCTGGATTTGTATAAAACACGTTAAGGTCGAACTTAGATTGTACTGCCTCTTTTAGTTTATCCTTATCAAAACTCTCTACGTTCAGCTTCTTATCCATATCACCGAACTTGTAACTCATCGCCTTACACTTATCAACACCTAGTGCATCTATGTATTCCTTAAATCTCGTATTAGATAAGTTGTCTAAGATAATATTAAACTCTGGAAGCTCTGATTGTTCACAGAGATACTTAAACTTTTCTCTCCTATCCTTTATTGAATCTATCTTATTCAGTACCTCTTTAACAACCTCGTTATCAATGTCTGCAGTACCTATTTTCTTGATCGCACTGAAAACTGTAAACCTGTTAGCATAATCGGTCTGTTGCATTTCATAAGCCCTCAATTCAGATACCTTGACGAGATTATTAAAGACTGGTACCAACTTGACACCCCCTGCTATGAACACTTTATTAACAGCTACATAGTTCCTTTTATAATGCCCGTACTTAGCATTTTCTTGAAAAACTTCAGATAAATCCTCCTGCTCTTTTGGATCACTCTTATCAAATACACCTAATAACCTCTTTGTCTTCTCTGTCTTCTTTGCTATCTTTTTATTGAATTCTTCCTCTGGCTTCTTATTAGCACCTTTGATAGGCCTAAAGAATAGAGTTGCTTCATTCCTCCAAGGGTTCTCTTTTAATCTTTGACGCCCTAGTATTTGTGGGAGATCAAGCGTAATATCAACCGCCAGGGTATCTATATTCGCATCACTAACCACAAAAGATCGGGCGTTATCACTATAAAAGTCAGCTCCAAGATATACAGTTCTAGTGCAGAAAGTAAACATCTTCCTTGGTTCATCTCTCAAAGGAACTGTACCTATATCATACTTTCTACCGAGTCTCTTATGTATTTTATTAACATTATCAGGAGTATTAGCAACTAAGATATTTACTTGTTCTGGAGTTAGGCCTGCCCTTTTGACAATACTAGTGATGTTATTGACTGAGTTAACATAAAATACTGCTTCCTTTGATACTATCTTTTCTACACTACCATCTTCTTGCTTTACATACCTATACTCGAACTTTCCCTTCAGGTAAGACTTAATAATTGGCTTAACCTCTGTATAAACAGAAACAAGATTCTTAACATACAAGGTCGGCCTACTAACTCTCCCAGGGTCAAGTGCTTCCCAGTCAAGTTCATAGTAAGGGAGATTCTTAAATTCCTCCAGCATCTCTAAGTACTTTATCATCATTGGCGTAGCGCTGACATAGCATACTTTCTGAATACCTTGCACAGACTTAACGAACTGTAACTCTGTGTCGGATTTGAACTTACTGTCTGTGAAAATACTCTGAAACTCATCGATAACAACTCTATAATCCATGTCATTAAAGTTGTGCTGTATTATGTCCTTTACTATCCTGAATGAATCATAGGTAACAAGAATTTTCACAGGCTTATTATTGAACCTACAGTCTGTTATATAACCGGTTATCTCCTTTGTTAAGCGCTTGAAAAAATCCTCCTTGTCCTTCTTCTCTTTCCGTACTTTCTCAGGATCAACCACCTTATACGGATCATACTTAGACTTCTCTTGCTTTGTGAGATCCTTGTCTGTACTTGGGTCACTTTCATAATCATTAACCACTAAATAAGTAGTGTCCGGATGTTGACCATGCTTATTTTGTAGCAAGATCTTCCTAGGACTACACAAGACAACATTCTCACTGTTCTTAAGAGGATCAATACAGTACTCCGTAAATCCGCAACCAGGGATTTGTTTATTCAAGATGTGCGGAAAATCGTAAATCTTGAATCCCTCAATTTCTGAAACATACCTACATCCAGCAGGTACGTCAAGTTTGATTACATTCATCTTTTTTAATTTTTATGGTTTATGTTATACTCTCTTCTAGCTTGGGCTTTCACCCCAAGCTAAGCTTCGCACACATGAGACTCCATACTGTCGTCCCCATTGTGCTCGAAGCTATGTTCTCAATAATAAGTCTTCTATTTCTTCGAAACTACAAAAATGCACATTATAGTATGTAATTACCCATATAATATACATATAATATCTTATATTCCTTTAATTTTTTGTGCAGGATTTTATAAGATTTATTACATTATATATTGCACATTATACTATGTAATTAAGTATATAATTGCTAAGTAATAGATAATATCACATAAAAAATGTTACATGTATATTTACTATTATGTATGTAATTAGGTATATAAAAGCTAAGATATTATAAAATTTTGGTAATGGAACTACCCTCATTCCCTCGATTTTCGCTCCGCTCCAATCTCGGAATTCGGCCAGTCGTAAAAATCATAATCTCTTCTTCAATCCCCTTAAGGCGAAGCCGCATAGTGAAATGATCAGTGATGCCGAGGGAGCGAAGCGATTTGAGGTATCTCTTTTACTGATCATT